AACATACTTCAACATTGGCGCAGTACAAGAAGATTTTAAAGGTAAAGGTACAGAAGTAACTTTTTACGGTTATGCGACTAGAGAAGCTAGAGACTTAGAAAAGCAACCTATCACAGCTGGTAAAGTTCAGTTTGGCGGTGAGGAATATATTGCTGGTGCTGATAGAGCTACTTTGTATGGTCTGTTAAAGCAACGCCCAGAGTTTGAAGGCGCACTGGATATCTAGCATACACTCGCGGATGAATAGACTGGAGTAGTTTTCACTATACAAACATTAATACCACACGAAGATTAGTTTAATCGAAATATAAATAATACAAACACTCAATAGGATCACATATCGTGGCAAAGACACTACAACTTAGAAGATACCCGACAGCAACACTAAACCAAACAATAGGATTGCAAGGGGAATTGATTGTCGACACAGATAAACACACAATCACAGTACATGATGGTTTTGTCAATGGTGGGTATACCACATTAGGACTACCGGATCTTAATGCAGCTAATACATGGCTACAAGCTAATGATTTCATAACACTAACAGCAGCAAAAGCTAATACAGGAGCTGGACTCAACGCAGCTAATACATGGCTACAAGCTAATGATTTCATAACACTAACAGCAGCAAAAGCATACATAGACTCCGGACTCAACGCAGCTAATACATGGCTACAAGCTAATGATTTCATAACACTAACAGCAGAAAAAGCTAATACAGGAGCTGGACTCAACGCAGCTAATACATGGCTACAAGCTAATGATTTCATAACACTAACAGCAGCAAAAGCATACACAGATGTAGGATTGGCTACTACAGTAAATACATCAGGAACTCAATCAGTTGGCGGAACCAAGACATTTACCAATCAAATAGTAGCCAATGGATTAAAATCAACACTACCTATAGAAATATATAACCAATCCGGTTCGCCACAATTTAGAATGAGAGATGCACCAACAGGCAGTATCTCGTTTTATGATTCAATTTCCACAAATGGTGGAATATATAACTATTCAATGACGATGGATAATGCACAGTTCAACTGGTCGTTCTCTAACGTAAATACAGCATATGACACAGGAACCAGCAAAATGATGCTCGATTCCAGTGGGAATTTAACTATTGGCGGCAGCATATCTGGATCTGGTACAGGATTAACAGGAACCGCGGCCAGTTTAACTGCTGGATATGCTACCCAATTAATTTCAAATGGAAACCAATCAGCAAACACGATAACAGCTAATACATATTATCAATATAATAGCCAAGGAGGATTCATATATCTTGGAGACGATTATACCGGAGAAACAACTCCGGATACAAGTTTGAGAATACCAGAAATAAGAATGGGACATAAAAGTATAGCAACAGAAGCCGCATTAGAATTTTGGACAAGTGGTGGTGCCACTGTACCAAGTGGATACATAAAAGTCACTGGAGGCGATGGCATATCTAACTCTAGCGCAACATTTTCTATATTGGGCAATTTAAATGTAACAGGAAGCTTTACAGGCGCAGGATCACACACAATAACTGGTAACCAAGCAATAACTGGTAATCTATCCATAGGTGGTAATGAAACAATAAATGGAAATTTGACGGTTACTGGTACTACTACTAGTGCAACATATTATGGTGCGGGCACAGGGTTAACAGGAACTGCTGCTAGTTTAACTTGTGGTACTGCCAACGCACTTAATCCCGCAAATGATTATACCGGAAAATCATTCTCAACCAATCAACTTAATGTTATGGGTGGTAGTGATGTGTTCATAACCTTACTCAAAGAAGGTATCGGTAATAGTGCATATGCAAAAATAATGATGGGTAGAAAACTAAAACCAGCATCTGCTATATTTGAATTTTGGACAAGTGGCGGTGCTAGTTGGGATTCTCTATTATATGCGTCTGGTGGTACTGGGGTTAATAATAGCGGATTAGTATCTATTGGTGGTAACTTTTCAGTTTCTGGTAGCATATCTGGATCAGGTACAGGTTTAACAGGAACTGCACCACTTTTTATTGCTGGCTATGCTAATGCACTAAATACCGGCAATGATTATACCGGAAACTCGTTCTCCGCAGCACAATTTAACCAAGATGATGGCTATGGTGCTTTTATTACTCTAGCCACCGATTACTTTCCAGCTAACCCAGCTAATACGCCAGAAATAAGAATTGGTCACTTTACGCACCCAACTACCACAGCATTTGAATTTTGGACGGCAGGTAATCCAGTAACACCTAGTGCGTATATATCAGTCGCTGGAGGCAATGCCACTGGTACTACACATGGCACCGGCACAGTAACGATAACTGGAAACTTATCTGTAACAGGATCAGTGAACATACCAGGAATATTTGGTGCACCTGCTCAAACATATCATAATGTAAAAACATCAAGAGCATTCGGGGGAGTATATACAAATAATCACGCCACAGCAATATTTGCAAATGTTAGAGTTTCTTCGTTAGACTTGGACTATGATGACCCGTATATATGGTCCAAAGCAACTGTTGACGGTGAAGTAATATCTCATGTTGAGTCAATGCGCGGATCTTCTGGGCAGATGACACATAGTTTCTTTGTTCCGGTGGGATCAACGTATCACGTCGATATTTATTGCGCAGACGAACCAGTAAATCAACTATCGTATGGACAAACCATAGAAGGTTGGATGGAGTATTATTAAAATATGACTAAATTTGACGAGTCAATGTCCAAAATATTTGATGTGGTACCAAGTGTCGTTACAGAAAAGACAGCTATAATAAAGGAATACACAACTAATCTAAATCTGGACCAAGACCTAGCAGACGCATACCAACAATCAAGAGACAATCTACAGGATGTCATTGACCAAGGCAAGGATGCTATGGAGGATATCCTGAGAATAGCTAAGGATTCCGAACAACCAAGAGCATTTGAAGTATTTGGCACATTGTTGAAAAATGTGGTCGAGGCTAATAAAGAACTTATCGCTATGCAGAAACAAATGCGTGATATGGATAATAAGAAAGAAGCAGGAAACAAAATTAATAATGCTATCTTTGTTGGATCCACATCCGAATTATCTAAATTATTGAAGGGAAGCTAATGACAGTATCAACAGCATATCGTGATAATGGTAACCTGAAAAAGGTCGGCGTTACAGTAAATTATACACAAGAACAAGTGGCAGAATTTGTCAAGTGTGCTAAGGATCCAGTGTATTTCTCCAAATACATGAAGATCATAACTCTGGATCATGGATTAGTACCTTTTGATATGTATCCGTTTCAGAAAGACATGATAAAAATATTTCACGATAATAGATTTGTGATTTCTAAAATAGGGAGACAACAAGGCAAAACGACGACTTCCGTTGCATATCTATTATGGTGTGTGTTATTTCAAGACTCGTATTCTGTTGCGATACTAGCAAATAAAGGACAAACTGCACGAGATATTTTAGCGCGACTACAACTAGCATATGAAAATCTTCCTCTGTGGTTACAACAAGGTATCATAACTTGGAATAAAAGTTTCATCGAATTAGAGAATGGGTCTAAGATTGTGGCGTCATCTACATCATCTTCTGCGGCACGTTCAGGTTCATATAATTGTGTTTTTCTTGATGAGTTCGCATTCGTGCCATCTAGCATTGCTAATGAGTTTATGCAATCAGTTTACCCAGTTATTACTGCTGGTACCAAGACTAAAATTATAATAGTTTCTACACCAAATGGTATGAACCTGTTCTATAAGATTTGGACAGACGCTATTAATAAACGAAATAGTTATACTCCATACGAAGTACATTGGTCACAAGTCCCTGGTAGAGATGATGCGTGGGAAGAAGAAACCCGGAAAAATATTGGCGACCATAACTTCGAACAAGAATTCAATACAACATTTCTTGGCAGTACAAATACTCTAATATCAGGAACAAAGTTACAGCAACTTACATTCCTAGATCCTATAACCCAGCACGACGACACAAAGATATATGAGTATCCTATAAAAGGTGACGATGATGCGATAAAGGATCATTTATACTGTATAGCGGTCGACGTTTCCGAAGGCAGGAATATGGATGCTTCAGCGTTCTCTATTTTTGACATATCATCAACACCATACAGACAAGTTGCCACTTATTGCAATTCTAATATATCACCAATACTATTCCCAACTATCATATACAATGCAGCACGATTGTACAACGACGCATATATTCTAGTAGAAGTCAATAACAACCCACAAGTAGCCGACATAATCCACCAAGATTTAGAATATGAAAACTTATTCAAAATAATGACTGGTAATAAGAAACCACAGCAGCTATGTGGTGGGTTTGGTAGAGGTGTACAGATGGGGTTAAAAATGTCCCCCGCTGTCAAGAGGATAGGATGTTCTAATCTAAAAACTCTAATCGAAGGCAATAAATTACAAGTATGTGATTTCGAAACTGTATCAGAACTAACCACGTTTGTGGCGAATAAAACGTCATTTGCGGCTGAATCTGATGCCCATGACGATTTAGCAATGACTTTAGTAATATTTGCTTGGGTAACTACCCAGAAGTATTTTAGAGACATAGTAGCACATGATATACGGAAACAAATCCAGCTAGAAAACATGAACCAAGTTGACGATGAATCATTACCAGCCCCAATTATAGAGGATGGAATGGAACACACTTTCGATGTTATTGATGGTGACGTATGGGAAAAAGCTGATTCCGGTGAGGTATACTCTGGGTTTTTCCGTGAATTAATGAGAAATTAGTTTATAAATATCAGTTTACATAAATAAACTCATGATATACAAGTTATATCAACACAGAAATTTTAATCAAGGAGAAAAATAATGGCAAATCTCGTATCTCCCGGTGTAGGTGTACAGGAAACAGACATAACAACAGTAATTCCTGCAACATCATCATCAACAGCAGCATTCTCTGGAGCTTTTGTATGGGGTCCAGTAAACTCAGTAACTAGAATTTCTAACGAACTTCAGTTAGCATCAACATTTGGAGCACCCGATAGCAACACATATGTATCATTCTTGACATGTTCAAGTTTCTTAGCATATGGCAATGATCTTAGGGTTGTCCGTTCCGCTAATTCAAATACATATAATGCACAA